CGGTATCGATGTTGCAGCCAGTCATGTTGCCGACCACATCGTCGGCGAAGTGGCGACCCATGCGGCTGTCGAGGAAATCACGGATGCCGATCATCTCGTCCTCGCTGTCGACGCCAATGGCATCAGCGATCAGGCGCAAGGCGAGCGTCCAGACCTCCGCGCTGCGGCGGTCGCGATGCGGGCAAACAGTCAGGGCCCGGAAGAACCCGTAATCCTCGTTGCGGCTGGGTAGAATGGGGTGCGTGGTCATGGTGGTGGCTCCGTGGTCTTCGGACAGGCAGTTCAGGGAGGGATTGGTCATTGGGCTGCGCCTTCGGGGGCGTGTGCTTCAGGGTTGAGTTCAATCCATCCCCCGTCCCGCCAGACGTAGAGGTGGCAGAGCTGACAGGTCGGGCGCTGCAGGATCACTGGGTCGCGGGGCCGATCAAAGCAGTCCAGCGCGTCCGCACGCACTTGCCGGATTTCCTTCGCCGCGAGGATGTCCTCGGGCGCCCAGCGGGCCAGCGCTGGGAGCATATGGGCAGGGTAGCCGTCAAAGTGACAATAAATGTGGGCCCATTCTCCGGGTCCGATCTCGATGGCGATCTGCGCGCGCGTGCTCATGACTGTTTCCTTGTTGCGGTGTTTGCGCGGGCTCAAATGAACCCGTGCTGTTTTAGGACGGAGACAATATCGGCCAGCTCGATCGTCAGGCAGTCGATCCCGATCCGGCCTGCCATCTCGAAGACCTCAGCGTTCAGGCTGATGTCGTTGAAATGGCCCTGCAGCGCGGGCACGGTCATGGCCTGAGTGAAGCGGCTGCGGTCGATGAAAATGCGTGTCGTGTCAGAAGTGGTGGCGATGGCCATGTGCGTGTCCTTTCAGGAGTGGGGTGTGGGCGTGTGGGGATTCAAGCGGTGCGGCGTCCAGCCTCAAAAGCCTCCTCGAGCGCCGCGCGGATGGACCAGACGGCGACATCATGGAAGTCGAGGCGGTCGCGGTTGCGGGTTTCCAGCGTCTCGACGGTGTGGAAATGCTTCGCTGCGATCTCCAGCAGCAGGGCTTCGCTGGGGGCTTTGGTCTTCGTGGTCATGGCGTTGTCTCCGGGGCTGAGTTGCATCGTTTTCCTGCACCCAGAGTCGCTCCATGTGGGAGTGTAATCAACTGAATAAGATTGTTATTCTCATTTAGTTCCAATATGTTAAGGATATTCACAGCGCCATGGAAGGTATGTCTGAACGCGCCTATGCCGACCATTCCGGCCTTTCGCGCGGGGCTGTGCAAAAGGCGCGCAAGAACGGGCGGTTGGTGCTGTTCCCGGACGGGTCGATCAACGCTGCCGCCTCGGATGCGCGCCGCGGAGTGATGACCGATCCAGATCAGCAAATGCGCTCGCAAGGTGGGATGGGCGCTGGGGTCGCGGGCGGCAGCGTCTCCAGCCCCGGCGACAGCACGTCGTATCTGAAGGCGCGCACGGCACTGACGGTCTACCAGGCCCAAGAGCGCCAGCTGTCGATCCAGAAAAAGAAAGGCGTGCTGGTCGATCGCACCCGGGCCGAGGCGCTGGTCTTCCGCCTCGCCCGCCAAGAGCGGGATGTCTGGGTTACCTGGCCAACCCGCGTAGCAGCTCTCATGGCTGCGCAATTGTCCGCAGAGATGGAGAAGGCATCGGGAGCACCCGTGACGATCGAAACTGCGATCCTGCAAAGGGTGCTGGAAACCCATGTCCGAGAGCAGCTCACCGCCCTCGCAGACCTCAGGGTCTCGCTTGCATGAGGGTGATCATGATCACAGCCTGAACGACGGCGACCTAACCGAGGGGCTCGACCTCGGCTTTGATGGCGCTGAGGACATACTGCGCATCTGGCGGCGCGGGATCCGGCCTGATCCAGATCTGACAGTCTCGGAATGGGCCGATGCGCATCGCAAACTGTCGTCCCGCGCCAGCGCAGAACCCGGGCAATATCGCACCGCGCGCACGCCCTATCTGCGCGAGATCATGGACGCACTGTCACCGCGCCACCCGGCGCAGCGGATCACCTTCATGAAGGCCGCACAGGTCGGCGCTACCGAGGCGGGTAATAACTGGATTGGCTTTGTCATTCACCACGCGCCAGGCCCGATGCTGGCGGTGCTGCCCACGCTGGAGATGGCAAAACGTACCTCGCGGGGTCGGATTGATCCGCTGATCGAGGACAGCCCGGCGCTGCGGGAGAAGGTGAGCCCGGCCCGCTCGAGGGACGCGGGCAATTCGATGCTGTCGAAAGAATTCCCCGGCGGCATTCTGGTGTTGACCGGGGCAAACTCAGCCACTGGCCTGCGCTCGATGCCCGCGCGTTATGTGTTTCTGGATGAGGTTGACGCCTATCCGGCCTCCGCTGACGAGGAAGGCGATCCGGTCACGCTGGCCGAGGCCCGCACGACAACCTTTGCCCATCGCCGCAAGGTGTTCATGGTCTCGACCCCGACGATCCGTGGGCTTTCCCGGATCGAGCGGGAGTTTGAGGCCTCTGATCAGCGGCGGTATTTTGTGCCCTGCCCACATTGTGACCACCGGCAATGGCTGCAGTTCGAGCGGCTGCGCTGGGACAAGCGGCAGCCGGAAACTGCCATGTATCATTGCGCAGGCTGCGAGAAGCCTATCGCAGAGCATCATAAGACCTCGATGCTGGCCAAGGGTGAATGGCGTGCAACGGCAGTGTCCGCAAACCCGAACGCGATCGGCTTTCACCTCTCGGCGCTTTATTCGCCGATCGGCTGGAAAAGCTGGGAGCAGATCGCGCGCGACTGGCTGGCGGCCCAAGGCTCGGACGAAATGCTGCGCGCGGCCCGCAACACCCTGCTGGGCGAGACATGGGTCGAAAGTGGCGATGCACCAGAATGGCAGCGCCTCGCGGATCGGCGCGAGACGTTCGTGGCGCAGATCCCAGCGCGGGGACTGTTCCTGACCGCGGGAGCCGACGTGCAGAAGGACCGCATCGAGGTCGATGTCTGGGCGTGGGGCCGTGGTTTGGAAAGCTGGCTCGTGGATCACATCGTCATTCCTGGCGGGCCGGATGATCCTGCCTGCTGGAACCAGCTGACGGCCCTCCTTGGCCAGACATGGGTGCATGAACACGGTGCTGTCATGCCCCTGGCAAAGTTGGCCATCGACACAGGGTATGAGACGGCTGCCGTCTACGCATGGGCTCGCATCCAAGGCATCGCACAGGTGGCCCCCGTCAAAGGCATGGAAGGCTTCAACCGTACAACGCCGGTCTCAGGGCCGACCTTCGTTGATGCCACGGTAAACGGTCGAAAGCTCAAGCGGGGCGCGCGGCTTTGGACAGTGGCCACGGCAACTTTCAAGGCGGAGACCTATCGCTATCTGCGGCTGGAGCGGCCCAATGATGAAGACCGGGCCAGTGGCGAGTTAAATCCAGCGGGCACGATCCACCTGCCGGACTGGACTGACAGCGAATGGCTGAAACAGCTCGTCGCCGAGCAACTGGTCACGATCCGCAACAAGCGGGGCTACGCGCGCCAGGAATGGCAAAAGATGCGCGAGCGCAACGAGGCGCTGGACACCCGGGTTTATGCCCGCGCAGCCACCTGGATCCTCGGTGCTGACCGCTTCGATGAAAGGATGTGGCGGCAGCTCGAAAAACAAGCTGGAGTTGAGACGATCACGGCGGCCGCCAAAGCCGACACTGACACACCGTCCGAGCCTCAAGCCGGAAGGATTGCCGCCCCCCGCAAGCGCGGTTGGCGGGTAAGTACGCCAAAATACATGGAATGACCTATGACCCTCGGTGATCTTAAATCCCGCCACAGCGCGTTGCTGGCGGCACGGTACAGCGGCACGCGCTCTGTGAGCTATGATGGCAAGACCCTGACGTATGGCACCGATGCTGAATTGGCGGCTGCTGTCTTTGATATCGAACGGCGCATCGCAAAAGCCGAGCGCGGCGCTGGGCGGATCTCTCGCCCCCATGCCGCAAAGGACCTGTGATGAACTGGCGGCAGCGTCTCGGGGCCTTTGTTGGTGGTTTTGATGCTGGCCAGCATCACCGCCGTCTGCGCGGGTTCCAGGCGACGCGCGCTCA